GAGAAGGGAATGGACCTAAATTTCAAAGCGGCCCAGCGATGGGGGCAGATGCAATCCAAAGCGCAGGACATGCAGACGGAGTTACTCCCGAAAGCAGCGGAGAAGATAATGGAGCAAGTAGTGACGAACCTGGCGGAAGCTCACTTATCGAAATCGCAGCCGACTGCGCAATCATCTTAGGCAAAAGTATTGGGGAAGTCTCATCGACCATGGGAATTCGGGAGATCATTACAATAATAAAACGGTATAATCAAAATGAATATAGAAAGCTCGCCATACAGACCAACATCGATGCCACCACCTGCTCTGCTCCCTACAGTAAAGTTGCTGGCGATTCCGTTATTAGTATCATCTCAGCCCTTGAAGCCCTCAGCGCCGATGGCAAGCCCGGCAAGCCACGGAAGAAGCCAAAGCCTAAAGTTAATGCGGCGGTATTCCTCGCTCTAGCCAGGCGCTGCAACGTACCCGAATCTAATGCCAAGCAATCGCCTTAGTATACTCATAGATATAAAGTCGAAGCTTGGTAGCCTTGATAGTGCTAAGCGTGGGTTTCTTAGTTTAGCTAAAAACGTGGCTGTTTTTGCGGCTGCGTATTTAGGTATGCGTAAGATTATAACCGGCGGGCGTGAGATAATAAAGCTCGGTGCTGACATGCAGCATCTTAGTCAGCAGACAGCCGTTGCCGTAAGTGACTTGATTATTATAAGGCAGGTATTTGAGGACAATGGTGTATCAGCAGATAATTCCAGGCTGGCTATTAACAAAATGCAGAAGTCGATTATCGAGGCTGGTGAGGGATTGACTGAGCCAGTTAAGGCTTTTGAAACTATGGGAATCAGTTTGGATGAGCTGAAGAAAAAGAGCCCAGCAGAGCAATTCGTGGATATCGGTAATGCGCTTGCGGGTATTGAGGATCCTGCAGAGCGTGCGACTGCAGCAATGCGTATCTTTGGGAGGTCCGGGGCGGAGTTGCTTAGTGTATTCGCGGGCGGTGATATTGATGACACGATAAAGTCTCTAGGTTCTCTGCCTAAAGTCCTGGAACTTAACGCTGATCAGTTAGAGCGCATTGATACATTATTGGGCAGGTTGCCTAATAAATCACAGCAGCTTTTTGCAGGCTTAGCTGATCAGATTGGCGAACAGTTGTTAGGCCCGTTAGAGGATGTAAACAATATTGACCTGACTCCGTTGGGTCAGAAGATCGGCGCTTTTATGGGGGTGTTTATTGATGCATTTGCAAGCGAAGAATTGAGCGAATTGATAGCGCTAACAATCAAAGCGGGTTTTGAGCAGGGTATTAATTTCGCCATTGCTTCGTTTGATGTGCTGCTTGAATTCTTGAGCCCGAATGGTGGCCTGTGGCAGGGTGCTTTACTCGGTTTAGTTACTTTTGGCAATGAGGTCGCAAAAGCATTTTTAGGATTAACAAGCTTTCTCTCGACGACTATCCTAGAATTATCTGCAAAGCCAGGTGCTATTCTCGAAGCTGGTTTTATTAAGGCTGGTGAGGAGCTACATGATGTTTTTGGTACAGTCATAAACTTTCTAATTGAGCGTTTCGAGTCTTTGATCAATGCCCTGATTTCGAAAACGAATCAATTGACTGAGGCTATACCTGGACTTGATGGTACGAATATTGAGCCTATTGCGTTGGGCCGTGTTGCCCCAACTCAGGCGCGTGATTTTGATGTAATTTTAGAGGAGCGGCAGCGAGCCACTGATGAGTTTATCAAGAAATCAATTGAAGGTGTCGAGGGGGTTACTAAGTTTTTAACCGATCAACTCGATGCAAATACTGCAGCAACTGCAGAAGTCCTGGGATTGAACAAGGAAATAACCGATGAACAGGGCAATCAAATTACGGCAACCCAGCAGCTACGAGACAGGATCAATGAACGTATCACACGGCTCACTGAAGAGAAGCAGATACAGCTTGATGCGAATGAGGATATTGCAGCGTCTGTTCTCGGTGTGGCTGATGCGAATGCTAAAGTAGCTGAGTCACTTGATAAGAATAAAACTCTTATGAATGAATTGTCAGCGAAGGCATCAACGGAGTTTTCTACCAGTTTCAAGAGTGCATTTAGTTCAATCATCGACGGCTCGCAGAGTGCTGGCAGTGCGTTCAGTGGTATGATCAGTAGTATGCTGAGTCAGCTTAGTTCACTTGCTTTGGATTCAGCTTTTTCGGGTCTTGGTGGTCTGTTCGGTGGAGGCGGCGGCGGTGGTGGCGGCGGCGGCTTCTTAGGTGGGTTATTCGGCGGCGGCGGCGGTGGTGGCGGCGGTGGCTTCGGGAGTATTCTTGCGGGACTTTTCCATCATGGCGGTAAAGTGGGAACAGAAGGCGGGTCGCGGCGTGTATCAGCTTCTGCTTTTATAGGTGCTCAGCGCTTCCACACGGGGGGCATAGCCGGCGATGAGGTTCCTGCTATACTTAAAAGGGGTGAGACTGTTTTCACGCCTGAGCAGATGGGCGCTTTAAAGGATATGGGAGGCAAATCTATCTCAGTTAATACGAATATACATCTCAACGGTGATGGCAGCTCTGATATCCAGAGTGATGGCCAGCGCTTGAGTGAATTCGAGGAGGGTATGATAGCTCTTATTTTGCGTACCCTAGGTAATGAAAAACGTCCGGGAGGGATTTTGTCTCGTTAATCATGGATGTTTTCCCTCCAGCTTATACGGATTATCTGACTGAGCAATTCTCTTTTGATGATGAGAATAGGGTGGAGTCTTCTGAGTTTGGTGATGGATATAAGCAGGTTTCAGGCGTTGGTATAAATTCTCAGCCTGGTGTTTTCCGTTTGAATTTTGAGGGCCTTAATGAGGCTCAGTTTACAAATTTGCGTACGTGGTTAAAGGATCATCCAACTCAGAGATTTCTGTGGACACCACCTCTGCCGGGAGCGGCCCAGGGTATCTATCGGAGAGATGGCAAGCTGGCTAGTGCTCGAAATCTTCCTTTGTTTCGGTTGACTGTCACATTTAAAGAAGAGTTTTAGCTGTGCCAATTCTTGAAGATATCCAAAATCTTGATATCGATGCCGTAATAACTCTATGGCGTTTTGAGATGCCTGAGTTTTCAATTGATGAAGGCTTTACATCATCAGCATCTGATACAATTCAATTTGACGCTAAAGATTATGAGCCATTGCCGATCGACGGTAAGGGATTTGGCATGGATTCTCAGAGTCAGCCCCGTCCTACAATTGCGGTATCCAATGTTAATAGCCTTTTTACTGCTGTACTTTTTCAGTTTGGTAATCTGCTTGGATGTAAGGTTACTCGTTTTCAAACATTCAAGAAATATTTAGATGGGGAGCCGGCTGCAGATCCTAGCCAGCGGCTACCGGATAGAGTCTATTATGTTAATAGAGTTATACGACATGACAGGGAGGCTATAGAGCTTGAGCTGATGAGCGCTCTTGATGGGACTAGGAGAAAGATACCGGCCCGTGTAATGAGGCGTACTTGTGATTATACATACAGGACATGGAATGGAATATTTTACGTTTACGCTCCCCAGGAGCCATGCCCGTATTCAGGCGCTCAAAATTATGATGATAATAATCAGCCCACTGCGGATCCTTTTAAGGACTCCTGTTCTAAAACTTCTACAGGCTGTCAGTTGCGTTTCGGGGTCAATACTCAATTGCCCATAAGGGCATTCCCAGGGGCCGGCAGGTAATTTATGAAATTAGATCCTAATACCATAGCAGCTTTTAAGGTTCACGCTTTGAGTGAGTTTCCTAATGAGTGCGTCGGGGTGGTTAAGGGTGACGGGACCTATCTTGCGCTTGTCAATACATCTCCGTATCCAGAGACAGAATTTGAGGCAGACCCTAAAGCCCTCGATGGGGCGCTTGCGGTATTGCATACACACACACAGAATCAAGCGGCTGCATCATATACTGATATGGAGCAACAAGAGGCAATGGGGATCCCATGGGGCATAGCACTTGCAGGTAAGTTCGGCATCAGTGAGCTTTTTTGGCTTGGCTCTCCTGAGACACAGCCTCTGAAGGGCCGTAATTTTTTCCACGGCATTCATGATTGTTATTCTCTCATCCGTGACTATTATTTTCAAAAGAGGCGTGTGAGCTTGCCTGATTTTAAGCGCTATGATGGATGGTGGAAGGAGGAGAAGTTTAATCCTAAGATGTATGAAACGTACTATACTGAGGCGGGATTTGTTAAGATTGAGCTCAGTGAAGTTACCCAGCATGATGTTTTGCTGATGCGTATAGGTCATACTAAATCGATCAATCATGGGGGCGTCGTTCTGGGTAATGGTCTATTTTTGCATCATCTCGTAGGGCGGTTATCAGTGGAGGAGCCTATTGGTATGTATCAGCGAAATGTTGAAATTGCTCTGAGGTATCAATGGAATTCACACTCTTGACAAGGCAGTATCGCTAATGAGTGAGTTAGTCGAAATCCATTTACATGGTGCGCTCGCTACGGAATATGGCGAGTGCCACAAATTCCAGATTAACAGTGTGAGGCAGGGGATTAGGGCCATGACTTGCCAATTTAAAGGATTTAGAAAGCGTATCGCATCGGCTTCCTGGCACGTGTTCTCAAATCGGAGGAGTATCAATAAGGATGAAATAGACTTAATGGGTGCTAGGCGTATTGATATTTATCCAAAGCTCAAGGGGGCCGGTGGTGGTATTGTAAAGGCCATTGCTGGAGTTGCTCTTGTTGCTGTTGGTTTCGTCACTGGCCAGCCGTGGCTTGTGAGTATCGGGGTGTCTGTGGCGCTTGGTGGGATTTCTGAGATGCTAGCCCCTAGCCCTCGCTCTCCTAACTATGGCCAGAGGCAAGATGCCGCATCGAATCAGTCTTACTATTTTGATGGCCCGAGTAATAAGGCTGCAGTAGGCCTGGCTGTGCCTGTTATATATGGGATTATGTTGGTAGGGAGTATTTCTGTCAGTCAATCACTCAACGTTGAATCGTGAATCAAGAAGCTCCGATAATGCTTAAGGGTAGCGGCGGCGGTGGCCCGCCTGAGCCTCCCCCGCCTCCTCCTCCTCCAGTCGAGGAGCCCAATAATCTATCCTCAAAGGCGCGTGCCAAGATACTGGATGTAATATGTGAGGGTGAGATTGATGCCATTGAGCAAATTAATCTGGATGATACTGCTATCGAAAAATTGGATGTGACATTTGATACACGTTTGGGGGCCATGTCCCAATCCTATATCACTGGTTTTGACTCGGTAAACAATGTTAAGAGTGTCGGTGTTATCGTAAGTAATGGGAGTGATGTTACTCGGACCATAAATAATCTTAATGCAGACTCGGTGCGTGTGATTTTACGCTGGGGGGCGCTTTTTAAGCAGACGACAACAGGTGATATTTTAGGAATGAGTATTGGCCTATCGGTTTATATTAATGATGTTATTAAAGTAAATGCCGTTGTCACTGGAAAGCAAAACAGTGTTTTTGAGCGTTCGTATGATGTAAAACTTGAAGGCCCTGGCCCGTGGGATGTTCGTGTAGTCCGCCATAGTGCAAATTTTGATGAGCTCGATAGTAAAATAAGGAGTGTTTTTTCATGGCAGACTATTGAGGAGATTGAATATGTAAAGTTGACTTACCCTGATACGGTTGTTGTTGGTTTTGAATTTGACTCAAAAGACTTCGGGGGCAGATTCCCGTCAAGGTCGTATTTAATCAGAGGGAGGATAATCAGGATACCTGTGAATTACGATCCTGTGACTCGTGTTTATTCAGGAATATGGGATGGGACATTCAAGTCTATGTACAGTAATAATCCCGCGTGGGTTTTTTATGATCTTGCTACAAATAGCAGATTTGGTGGAAATATACCTGATGATAATATTGATAAATTCGCCTTATATAGTATCGCCCAATATTGTGATGGGTCTGTAGACGGTGAGCCAAGATTTCAATGCAATTTAGTATTAGAAACTCAGCGAGATGCATATATTGCGCTGCAGGAGTTGGCTACTGTTTTTAGGGGTTCAGCTTTCTATGATACAACTGAGGTCAGTGTCACTAGTGATCGCCCTGGCCAGCCTGTAAAGCTCATAACGAATGCTAATGTTATAGATGGGCGATTTACTTACCAGAGTTCACCATTATCTGAGCGTTATAGCGTAGCTATTGTTTCATGGAATAACCCGGCCCTGCAGTATAGGCTGGATCAGGAGACTATTACCATATCAGACTTGATGCAGAAATATGGGGAGCGTAAAAAAACAACTACTGCGATCGCCTGTACTACTCGTGGCCAGGCGCATAGATTTGGGCGATGGTTGCTTATCACTGAAGAAGAGGAAAGCGATTTAGTCAGCTATGAGACTGGCTATGATCAGCTTGACGTAGGGCTAGGTGAAATTGCTGAGTTAAGTGATAATGAAGTAGTAGGAGTTCGCTTAGGGGGTCGTGTATTAGAGCATGATGGGCCAACTCGGTTTGTTAAAATTGATGGTGTTGTCGATTTTAATAATTCTTTGAGTTATCAGATTAAAATTGTTGAAAAGAGTGGTGTTGTTGCGATTCGTGATCTTGCGAGCCTGATAGGTGAGCAGACTGATCTGACTTATATAGGTGATGAGCTGGATCTTGTTGATCGTGCTGTATTTGTCGTTCAGGAACTTGAGCTGCTTCCCCCGAAATGGCGAATAGTTCGCATTGATGAAACTAAAAAGGGCTATAACGTAACTGCTAATAGATATATCGATGAGAAATATCCGTTTATTGATAGCGGTCTGCCTGCTGAGATTGCGAGAACATCACTGTTAGAGGATCAGATAGCTCCGAGAAATCTTAACATTGTAAAGGATGTTGAAATCGTTGGCGGTAGTGCGGGCAACATTGGTTTGCTAAGCTGGGATGCTACTCCCGGCGCTGCCAGTTATCAGCTACAAATTGCGAGCGCTGAGGCGTTATATGATGAGACTTTTGATCTAGATAACCTGTCTTTTACCTATCGTAATGTTGATGGGGAGTATAAGGCTCGTGTAAGATCTGTGGGAATATTTAGCCAGGTCAGTGATTGGGTGGAAATATTTTGGACATTCAGCCTTGAATCAATCCCCGCTGATGACGTTGAAAACTTTCTGAGCACATGGACCGGCGGCGGTTCTCAACTCACCTGGACTGCAGTGGATCACGCTGTTAGCTATGAGATAAGAAGGGGTGATGACTGGCTAAATAGTATTGCTATTTCATCAACATCAGCAACGTCACTATATCTGCCCACTCCCCAGGACGGACGATACCTTATCAAGGCAACGGCGCTATGGGGCGGAGTCTCAACCAATGCGCCGGTTATAGATATAGACAATCTTGACACGCTCAATTTCATTGCTGAATTCGATTGGCACGCCCTCGGCTTTCCTTTGGGTACATATAAAAACATGTATCTGCAGCTCGATGGCGATCTGGGAATGATATTGAGGCATATGTGGGAAAGCATGACCGATCCCTGGGCTACATATACCGATCCCTGGGAGGATTACAATTATCAGCAGAGTCCAGACTTGACTAGTTTTTGCTATGAGAGCCCTGTGGAGGATTTAGGCGCTGTTTTTACGTCCCGTGTTGATGCAGCTTTTTCTATGGTCGTGTCAGGTGATTTTAATAAATGGGCGGATTTCATATTACCCTGGGGCAATTATTCACTTGCGAATGGTTATACTTGGGAGAATGGCGTCACTTCAGGTATTGATCCGGTTATAGAAGTGCGCTGGAGCCTGGATAATATCACTTTTTCGCCGTGGACTGCAATATCTAGCGCCTTACTGACTTTCAGATATCTGCAGAGCCGTGTTGTTATAACACGTAATAACACCCTGGGAGTGGCTGAGATAACTGAATTTAAAACGTTGGTAGATGTTCCAGATAAGACTGCAAATGTGAATGATTTTGTGGTGGATATTGCGGGGAGCACGCTTGATTATACTGCGGTGGGCTTTTTCTTCATTCCTTCTGTTATTGCTGGCATTCAAAACGGGGCTGTAGGTGATACGGTACAGGTGACTGCTAAGACTAAGACTGAATGCATCATCAAGATATTTGATAGTTCTCTGACTCAAAAGGCTGGGCTTGTGGATGTCATTGTTAGGGGCGGGTAGCCTTGACACGATAACATCGTTAATTCATGACTCAGAATTTTGATACAGCGGCTTTCAATCTACCTGGCGCTAGCCCTGCAGGTAACAAGGATGAAATTGTCAATAATGATGATTCTCTAAGGAGTAATTTTTCGGGTGTTCAGTTTGTGCCTGCGGCTCAACGGGTCGCTGGGATGTCATGCTATCGGGAGGATGAGGATAAATCCTATCAAAGGAATGCGGCTGATGATGCCTGGCGAGAGCTTGCATTTGTTGATAGCCTTCCTGTAGGACAAGCTACTAAGAATCTATTAAGAAATCCCAGGTTTGAGCTTGCGCAGAGAGCTACTACTCAAAGCACGAGCGGTATTCTGAGTATAGATAGTTATAGTTTTGTGGCTATAGGTGGATCTAGTATTGTGGTGACTCAAGAATCTTTCACTAATGGGCAGACTGATGTTCCAGATAACCCCAAAAAATATGCCCGTATTGTTGCGACTTCTGGCGCTGGGGCAGGTGACTTGTGTAGTTTCATTAGTAAGGTTGAATATGTGAATACCACAGCCGGCCTGAAGGCTGTTGGATCGATTTGGGCTAAGGCTTCATCGGCTTTGGAAATATCTGTAGTATTATTCCAGTTCTTTGGTACAGGCGGTGGCTCTGCCCAGGTGAATGTTCCAGCCCAGAAGATAGCAATTACTACAAGCTGGGTGAGATATAGTTTTGTTTTTGATGTGCCAAGTATTACTGCAAAAGTCATCGGCTCTGGTGATGATGATCATTTAGGCATGAATGTAATTATTGATGCAGGCTCTGATTTTGATGGTATTACTGATTCATTGGGTAATCAGAGCGGCACGTTTGATTTTGCTGATATTCAGATAGAGAAAGCTGCTAATCAAACAATCCCTGCTGTAACTGATTTTGAGATACTCGATGTTGATGTTTATAGGGCAATGGAGCAGAGATGGTTTCGTATTGTTGGGGCAGGCGTGCCAGGCGTTGCTGTAACTGCTGCAGCTCGAACATCGTGCTGGATAGAGCTCGATAGGCCAATGAAACGCGCTCCTGCTGCTTCTTTAAGGACTGCGATTATTTCCCGTAAACATCAACATCGAGTATCTCAAAATCAGTTACAGCA